TCCCGGCCCAGAAAAGGTCTGTGCCGCCTACAGGAGGGAAAATTGATGTTCCTGATCGCACTGCTCCTGGTGTTGATCCTGACCGTCCTCTTCCATGACAACGACCCGCAGGGTGCCTGACATGGAAGACACGCCCTTCATGCCCGATGACGTGATGTCCCAGCGGGCCGAGATGGTCTCCCGCCTGGCCTTCCAGCTCGACCGCACCGTGGACCCGGTGGCTCGTCAACTCCTGGTCAAGACCATGGCGAACCTGATCATCACCATCACCCCGAAGACCGGCGAGCTTGTCGTTTTCCCTGGTGGACGCAGTAATGACGACGCTGCTGATTGACGGCGACATCATCGCCTATCAGGTCGCGGCGGGCATCGAGAAGCCGATCCACTGGGGCGACGACCTCTGGACCCTGCACTCGGACGCCGCCGAGGGGCGGGCCATCCTGGACGACCGTCTGACCGGACTTCTGGAAAGCCTGGATGCCGACCGTCTGGTGATCGCCCTGACGGATGGCGACAACTGGCGCAAGGAGGTCTACCCCTCCTACAAGACCAACCGCGCGAAAATCCGCAAGCCAGTCTGCCTGCCTGAGATGCGTCGCCACCTTTCCGCGGAATACGAGACTTTCCAGCGCCCCGGTCTGGAAGGCGACGACGTCCTGGGCATCCTGGCGACCCACCCCAAGCTGATCCCCGGCGAGAAGATCGTGGTGTCCATCGACAAGGACATGAAGACGATCCCCGGTCTCCACTACAACCTGTCCAAGGACGACGGCGTGGTGGAGGTCTCGGAAGCCGAGGCCGACTACTGGCACTTGTTCCAGACCCTCACCGGCGACCAGACGGACGGCTATCCGGGCTGCCCCGGCATCGGGCCGAAGAAGGCCGAGGACATCCTCAAGGATGATCCTTCCTGGGAACGTGTCGTCACTGCCTACGTCAAGGCGAAGCTGACCGAGGATGACGCCATCGTCCAGGCCCGCGTGGCCCGCATCCTTCGCTACACCGACTACGACTTCAAGAAGAAGCGTCCGATCCTCTGGACGCCCTAAGACACCCATGAATACAGCCCAGAAGTTTGACAGCGGGAAGCCTCCGATGGGGCTGATCCCGCGATCAGCCTTGGTTGCCGAAGCCGAGGTCTTGGCCTTCGGCGCGAAGAAATACGCCAAGCACAACTGGCGTGGGGGCATGGAATGGTCCCGCCTCGTGGACGCCGCCCTACGCCACATCACCGCCTGGAACGAAGGTCAGGACACCGACCCTGAAACCGGCGCATCCCATCTGGCTCATGCCCGGTGCTGCCTGGGTTTCCTGATCGAGTACCAGGAGAAGGGAACTGGAACCGACGACCGTTTCAAGACGACCGAGACGTAAACCATGCTGATGAACAACTACCAGACCGGGGCCATGCGGACGGCGATCTACCCGCGCACCGCCGCCGTGGTCTACCCGGCAATGCTGCTGGCCTCCGAGGCCGGTGAAGTGGCGGGCAAGGTTCAGAAGTTGATCCGCAAGGACCGCAGCCTCCTGGACCTGACCGTCGCGGAACGCCACGCCATCCGAGATGAAGTGGGCGACGTGCTGTGGGCCTGCGCCGCCCTGCTGTCCGACCTCGGCTATTCGATGGAGGACTGCGCCGTCGAGAACCTGACCAAGCTGGCCTCCCGCGCCTCCCGAGGTGTCCTGGACGGGGATGGCGACAACCGATGACACCATCGACCCGCGCACAGATAATCACCCGCCGTACCTACAACAGGCCGCTTGATGTGAGCGGCCTTTCGTTTGAGTCCTGGGATCAAACCATCGACCGCGTAATCGGTCATCAGCGGTGGCTGTGGGAGCGGGCGCAGGGCCGTCCTCTGGGCTCGGCTCAACAGGCCGAATTGGTCGAGCTGCGTCAGCTCATGATTGAGCGAAAGGCCCTGCCCTCTGGCCGTACCCTCTGGCTGGGCGGTACCGAGGTCGCCAAACGCCGCGAATCCTCTCAGTTCAACTGCGCCTCCCTGCACATCGAGACCGTCCATGATGTGGTCGATGCCTTCTGGCTTCTGCTCCAGGGCTGCGGTGTAGGCTTCGAGCCGGTGGTCGGCACCCTCAACGGCTTCACCAAGCCTGTCGAGATTGAAGTCCGCCGCTCCACCCGTACCGACCGTGGCCTGGAGAACAACCACGAAGAGGTCTTCGTCAACGCCTTTGGGGAGCGGGAATGGCTCCTGTCCATAGGCGACAGCGCCGAGGCCTGGGCCAAGGCCGCTGGCAAGCTGCTGGCGCAAAAGACCCCGGTGGACCGCCTGGTTCTGGACTTCCAGCAAATCCGCCCGGCGGGCGAACGTCTCAAGGGTTATGGCTGGATCAGCTCCGGTGACGAGACCTTGTGCAAGGCCTTCACCGCCATCGCGGAGATTTTGAACCGCAAGGCCGGTCAGCTTCTCGACCGCCTGGACATCCTGGACATCGTCAACTGGTTGGGCACGACCCTGTCGTCCCGACGCAGCGCCGAGATCGCGGTGGTGCCCTACGGCGATCCGCAATGGAAAGCCTTCGCCCTGGCGAAGCGGAACCACTGGATCGACAACCCGCAGCGGGCGCAGAGCAACAACTCACTGCTGTTCTACGCCAAGCCTTCGCGCCGGGAACTACGCCGCATCTTCCAGATCATGGTGGAAGGCGGCGGTTCCGAACCGGGCTTTATCAACGCCCAGGCGGCGCTGCGCCGTGCCCCATGGTTCAAGGGGGTCAATCCCTGCGCCGAGATCATGTTGGGGAACAAATCGTTCTGCAATCTGGTCGAGGTGGACCTGGGGAAGTTCAACGGTGATTGGGAAGGCCTCCTGCGGGCCTACTGGCTGATCGCCAGGGCGAATTACCGGCAGACCTGTGTCTCCTTCCTGGACGGCATCCTCCAGCGATCCTGGCATGAGCTGAACGAGTTCCTGCGCCTGTGCGGCGTGGGGGCAACCGGCATCGTGCGCTGGGAACACCAGAAGGAGGGCTGGGCTTGGGCCAGCCTCCGGAACCAAGCCCGTGAAGGTGCCTTCTCGATGGCCGACGAACTGGGTCTACCGCGTCCCAAGGCGGTGACCACGGTCAAGCCGAGCGGAACCCTGTCGAAGATCATGGACACCACCGAGGGCGTCCACAAGCCGCTGGGTAAGTACATCCTCAACAACGTCCGCTTCTCTAAGCACGATCCCCTGGTGGCCCTCCTGGAGCAAGCGGGCTATCGGGTCTTCCCCGACCCCTACGCCCCCGACGCCATGCTGGTGACCTTCCCGGTGTCCTACGAGGACGTGGATTTTGAAGTGGTCGGTGATGTTGAGGTGAACCGCGAAAGCGCCTTGGAACAGCTTGAGCGGTACAAGCTGCTGATGAGCCATTATGTCGATCACAACTGCTCGATCACCGTGTCCTACAGTCCGGACGAGATCGAGGAGATCATCGACTGGCTGATGCTCAATTGGGACAGCTATGTCGGCGTGTCCTGGCTGTTCCGCAACGATCCCACCAAAACCGCCGCCGACCTTGGCTACCCCTACCTCCCGCAGGAAGTGGTGACCAAGGAGGCCTTCGACGCCTACGCCGCGCAACTCCTTCCCTTCAATCTCGACCAGGCCAGCAGCCTGGACGAGCTGATGGAAGATGGATGCGCGACCGGGGCATGTCCTATCCGCTGATTAGGTTGCACCTACAGCTAGACAGGAGGGAGGAGGCGTAAGCCTCCCCCCTTGATCCAAGCAATGAGCCCAGTCTCCCTCTTCTTCCAAGAACTAGAGAAACTCCAACCGATCCCCCCGCTCAGCCAAGAGCTGATGACCGCTCTGGACCAGCGATTCCCAGAACGGTGTCCCGACCCGGCACTGCCCGAGCGGGAAATCTGGATGCGAGCCGGGGAACGAAGGTTAGTCCGGTTCTTGAAGGCGGAATTTGAACGCCAGAACAAGAACATCCTCACAAAGGAACCTTTCTGATCCATGTGTGGCAACCCCTTCAAGACCGTGAGCAAAGCCGTGCGCAGCGTGACCAAGTCCATTGGCTCGGTGATTTCTGCGCCGCTCAAGCTGCTCCAGCCCAAGGTTCCGAATGTCCATGTGGAGGCTCCGACCCCGCCTCCCCCGATCCCGCCCGCACCGCCGCCTCCGGGCCAACCCGCCGCTCCGCCCACCATGGACGACGGCACCGACGCGAATACGTTGAAGCGTCGTCGTGGTCGGAGTTCACTTAGGATCGACCTTGCTGCGGGTAATGCGGTCTCCGGCGGTACCGGACTGAACGTGCCTAAAGGATAAGGCATGGTCTCCGAGCGTAAGACGGCTCGGAGGCGCTATGAACAGCTCCAAGACTACCGTCAGCCTTATCTCCGTCGCGGACGAGACGCGGCGGCGCTGACGATCCCCAGCCTTCTCCCGAAAGCCGGTCATACCGGCGCTTCGGAGCTGCCCACCCCCTTCCAGGGGATGGGCGCACGGGGCGTGAACAACCTCGCGTCCAAACTTCTCCTCGCCCTGCTTCCGCCCAACTCGCCGTTCTTCCGGCTGATGATGGACGACTTCACCCTGGCCGAGCTGACAGGACGCGAGGAGATGCGGGCCGAGGTCGAGAAGGCTCTCGGGTCCATCGAACGAGCTGTCATGTCGGAGGTCGAAGGAACGGCCATCCGCGTCAGCGCCTTCGAGGCTCTTAAACACCTTCTGGTCGCCGGAAACGTCCTGTTGTTCCTTCCCCCGGAAGGCGGGATGAAGGTCTACCGGCTCGACCGTTATGTCGTGAAACGCGACTACATGGGCAATGTCCTTGAGATCATCGTCCATGAGAAGATCGCCAAGGATGCGCTGCCTCCGGAGGTCGCCAAGGTTGCCGCCGAACAGCTCAGGGACAGGAAAGATCAGGATGAGGTCGATCTTTACACCTGGGTTCGGCGTCAGGGCGATAAGGTCCTCGTCCATCAGGAGGCTGGGGACGTCATAATTCCCGACTCCCAGGGGCATTACCCCTTGGACAGGTCCCCATGGCTGCCCCTGCGTTTCACCCGGATCGACGGTGAGGATTACGGACGCGGCCATGTCGAGGAGTATTACGGCGACATCCGCTCCCTTGAAGCGCTGACCCAGGCCATCGTGGAAGGCTCCGCCGCCTCAGCGAAAGTTCTGTTCCTGGTCAATCCGAACGGAACGACCGACGAACGCACGATCTCCGAGGCCCCGAACTGTGGCGTCCGTACCGGCAGCAGGGAGGATGTGACCGTCCTCCAGGTAGACAAATATGCCGACTTCCGCGTTGCCCTGGAAGCGGTTCAGATGATCAATCAACGCCTTGCCCAGGCCTTCCTTCTGAACACCTCCATCCAGCGTCAGGCAGAACGTGTGACCGCCGAGGAAATCCGGCTCATGGCCGGAGAACTGGAAGACGCCCTCGGCGGCGTCTACTCGATCTTGTCCCAGGAATTCCAGCTCCCCCTGGTGCGCCGTCTGATGCACCGCATGGAAATGACGGGTCGTCTGCCGTCGCTGCCGAAGAACGCCGTCAAGCCGGTAATCGTCGCCGGTATGGAGGCGCTGGGACGCGGGCACGATCTCAACCGCTTGATGACCTTCGGGGACATCATCCGCAACACGCTGGGTCCCGAGGTCTTCATGACCATCATCCATCCCACCGACTTCACCACTCGGATCGGCACCAGCCTCGGCATCGACATGGCCGGACTGGTCAAGACCAAAGAGGAATTGGAGCGGGAGCGTCAGGAAGCCATGCAGCGTGAAGAAATGGCGAATCTCGGTCCTGCCGCAATCCAGGCCCAAGCCAAGGTGGCCCAACAGGCGATGAAGGAATGAGCGAGGTAGAAACGCAGAAGACAACGCTTCGGACCAAGGGGGCCAAGAGCGCCCCCAAGGCACCCAGCGTAGAGCAACCAAAGACTGAACCCCAGAACCAGCCCCGACGGGGCAGCCTTTCCACCGTCAACGGTATTCAAATCTTGAGCTACTGATGTCCGCCGAACAATTCCAAGTCCCCGCTCAGGAAGCGCCCCCCGAAGCCCCCTCATCCCAGCAGCAAAGCGGAGACCGCCCTTCCTGGCTCCCCGAGAAGTTCAACTCGCCGGAAGAATTGGCGAAAGCCTACCGAGAGTTGGAAGGCAAGTTGGGTCAGCAGCAGCCCCAGGAACAGCCCCCGCAGCAGCAGCAGGAAGACCCGTCGCAACTCTCTCCCGAAGAGCTAAACGAGCGGTTCGTCGCTGCCGGGCTGGATCTGGCCAAATTCTATGAGGAGTACCGGGCCAATAACGGATTGTCTGAAGAGAGTTATCAGACGCTGGCCCAGCAAGGCTTCTCGCGGCAGTTCATTGACGGCTTCATCGAAGGCCAACACGCCCTGGCCGAGAAGTACGTCAACAGCATCTATGAGCAGGTAGGCGGCGAGCAGGGTTACAAGGCCCTGGCCCAGTGGGCGCAGACCAACCTGTCCCCCAAGGAAATCGAGACCTTCAACCGCATCTGCGATGACGGAGACCTGGAGCTGCTCCAGCTCGCCGTCCAGGGCCTCTACGCCAAGTTCACCGCGGCAAACGGCAAAGAGCCGAAGATGGTCCACGGCCAAGCCACGGCACCGCAGACCGGCTTCAAGTCCATGTACGAGATGAAGGAAGCCATGAAGGACCAGCGGTACGGCAAGGACCCGGCCTACATGAATTGGATCGAAGATATGATCCGTAACTCGACGTTCTAAGGGTTCGAGAATGGAAATCATTGCCTTCCTGATGACGAACTGGGAGGTCATCATCACCTTCCTGTTCGCGCTGCACGGTTTGGCGCTTGCCATCGCCAACCTGACGCCGACGCCCAAGGACGACGAATTCCTGGGCAAGGCCTACAAGGTGATCGAGTTCCTCGCGGGTCTTTGGACCCCCGCTGCGAAGGAACTGCCCGGTGAGCGTGAAGTCAATCCTGACCGGGCTGGGTAAACTCCTCCACGCGATCGTCACGATCCTGTCCCTCTGGCGGGACCACAAACTCCGCCAGCAGGGCAGGATCGAGGAGCGTCTGGAGCAGGCGACCCGAACCATTGAGACCATAAGACGAGCCGATGAGGTGGATCGTCACGTTGCTGGTGCTGGCCTCTCTGACCTTGAGCAGCGGATGCGCCAACACCAGCGCCCATGATGTCTGCGGTTGGGTGAAACCCATCACCTGGCACCAGACCGACACTGACCAAACCAAGCGAGAAATCTTTGCCCACAACATCAAGTGGGAAGAGTTCTGCCGGGATGGGCCGATCAGGTAGCTGAATATGGTTTACACCGGCCAGAGAAGGTACTCTTAAACGCCCCGAAGATAGTCTCAGTCGTCACACTGTATTCTAGCTCGCTGGGACCGGCCCTGTAGCCGCCGATCACGCCCCCATCTCCGCCAATAAATTCATACACAGCAAGCGTTCCTCCCTGTATACGGCGAACGCTTCTTATATAACGCTGCTCTGTTGCTTCGTAATACTGGATCATGGCGTTCCCGTCACTTTCCGCCCACATTGTGACCGGCCATCGGTACTGGCGAAGAGCCATATAGACCGTGTCGTGCCCGTGGGAGCTCCATTGACCTTTGCATGTCAGGACGGTCTCAGCCTCTGCGAAGTTGGTGACCCATACCAACGCGGCCCCGGTCAGTATTGCGAAGCCTAGTAGTCCTTTTCGCATGTAATCTCTCCGTGAACCCAATGATTGGAGGGTAACACACCCCACGGCGGTTGACCTTTGGAAGATTGATCAACTGAAGAGTTTGTGAGGAAGGAGTGCTGCTCCTCTTTAGGAGGGCACCGGCAAATGTCTCGTCTACGAGACAAATGCCCGCGAGGTGTCAACCAAGAACAATCACACAAGAACCCTGGCCCGCTGCGGCGGACAACCTTGTGCGTCGAGTGTGAGTAGTTCGCGGTGAAGCCTAATCAACTTCCCCAAAAACCACTCACAGGCTCAAAAAACATGAGTAATGCTTTCCCCTCCCGCCTGGGCATGGTCAACGGCACTGGTGCCGATGACGTCCTGTTCCTGAAGCAGTTCTCCGGTGAGACCTTGACTGCGTTCGAGGAGACCAACGTGATGATGTCGCGTCATTACGTCCGCACCATCTCCTCGGGCAAGTCCGCTCAGTTCCCGGCGGTCTGGAAGAACACCGCGTCTTACCACACTCCGGGCGAGTTCATTCGCGGTAAGCAGATCAAACATGCCGAGCGCGTCATCACCATCGACGACCTGCTGATCTCGGACGTGTTCATCGCCCGTATCGACGAAGCGAAGAACCACTACGATGTCCGCTCGATCTATACCAAGGAATGCGGCGCTGCCCTGGCCCGTGAGGCTGACAAGAACGTCCTTCAGACCGCAGTCCTGGCGGCTCGCGCTCCGAACGTGATTGACGAAGCTCCGGGCGGTGCCCGGATCGGCGGCGCTGACTCGGCCATCGACACCGACCCGGACAAGCTGGTCCAGGCACTGTTCCAGGCGGCGGAAATCCTGGACACCAAGGACGTTCCGGCCAATGGCCGCTTCATGGTCGTCAAGCCCGCCCAGTATTACCTCCTGGTCCAGTCCGACAAGCTGATTTCCCGCGACTTCTCGCAGGGCAACGGCGACTTTGCCTCCGGTAAGGTCCTGAAGGCCGTGGATATGGAGGTCGTGAAGTCGAACAACGTGCCGCAGACCAACATCGCCGCTCCGGCGGGGACCTCTCCGTCCGAAGGTGGTGATGCCTACGGGCCTCGCCCGCTGGCGAAATACGCCGGCGACTTCACAGGCACCGTGGGCGTGGTGATGACTCCGCAGGCGGTCGGCACCGTGAAGCTGCTCGATCTGGCTGTCGAAGGCGAATACAAGATCGAGCGCCAGGGCACCCTCATCGTCGCCAAGTACGCGATGGGTCACGGCATCCTGCGGCCTGAGTGCGCGGTCGAACTGACCACGGCGGCGCTGGTCTAATCACCTTCTCAACAACCGGACTTCCTTCGTGCAGGGGTCACCTGAGTTCCAGCTCGGGTGGCCCCTTTTTTTCATGGAATAGCCATGCTGTTGACGCCGACAACGGAACTGGAGGCGGTCAACTCGATGCTGTCCGTCATCGGGGAAACCCCGGTGAACAGTCTCGATGACAACGGCGTCGTGGACGCCGTGATCGCTCGCCAAATCCTAGCCGAGGTGAGCCGAGAGGTGCAGTCCCGTGGGTGGCATTGGAACACCGACAAGGGCTTCTACCTCAACATCACCTTTCCCGAGGGCTTCATCTACCTCCCGGCCAACACACTGATGGTGGACAGCGTTGGCCGCTATCAGAACATCGACGTGGTTCAGCGCGGCCAGCGTCTTTATGACCGGCGAAACCACACCTACCAGTTCTCCCGCCCGATCCAGGTGGACATCGTCAGGCTCCTTCCTTTCGAGGAGCTGCCCCAGGCGGCGCGGCAATACATCATGGTCCGGGCCGGGCGCATCTTCCAGGACCGCATCGTCGGGTCTGAAGCGCTGAACGGATTTAACGTCGCCGACGAGAACCGCGCCTGGGCGACCCTCCGCGCGGCGGAGACCGAGACGGCAGATTACAACATCCTGTCGGACCACTACTCGGTGGGCCGGGTGCTGCATCGGTGGTGATCCATGCCCATCGTCAGCGCCGCGATCCCCAACATGATCAATGGGATCAGCCAACAACCTTTTGCCCTACGCCTAGCATCCCAGGCTGAGGCGCAGGTCAACGGCTTCTCCTCCATTTCGGAAGGCCTAATCAAGCGTCCCAACACGATCCACAAGGCCAAACTCATCGACGGAGACCTGGACGAGGCGTTCATCCACATCATCAACCGGGATGAGGTGGAGAAGTACGTCGTGGTCATCGCCAACGGAGACTTGAAGGTCTTCGATTTCGAGGGCCAGGAGAAGGTGGTCAACTTCCCCAATGGGAAGGGCTACCTCCAATCCCGGCGACCGGCGCGGGAGTTCAGCGCGGTCACAGTCGCCGATTATACCTTCCTGGTAAACAAGACGGTCGTCACGGAAGAAGACACGCTGACTTCCCCCACACGACCGCCCGAGGCCTTGATTTGGGTCCGCCAAGGGAACTACTCGACCAAATACGAGATCATCGTGGATGGGGTCTCGAAGGAGTACACCACCCCCAGCGGCACCACCTCCGCCACCGACCCGGTGAAGCAAAAGGAGGATGTGGATGCCGCAGCGGCGGCGATCCGAACCGATGCCATCGCCGGGCAACTCCGCACCCAGCTCCTGACAATCCCAGGCCTGGTTGTGGAGCAGCATGGTTCTGTCCTACGGGTTACCAAGTCGAACAACGGCGACTTCACGATCACCGGACGGGACTCCATGGGCGATCAGGCGATGTCGGTCATCAAGGGAGAGGTCCAGACCTTCACCAGCCTGCCGCGCCGGGCCTTTCACGGCTTCCAGGTCGAATTGACCGGGTCACCCTCCAACGCCTTCGACCGCTACTACGTGGAATACCGCGAGGAGAACGGGAACGAAGGTGTCTGGAAGGAAATCCCTGAACCTGGACGCCGGGTCCGCATCAAGCGGTCCACCATGCCGCACACCTTGATCCGCGAAGCTGACGGTTCCTTCACCTTCAAGGCGGCTGCTTGGGACGATGCCCAATGCGGAGATGACGAGACCAACCCGTTTCCCAGCTTCATTGGGAACCGCATTTCGGATGTGTTCTTCTTCCGCAATCGCCTGGGGGTGATTGCCGATGAGAACGTGGTGTTCAGCCGGGCGAGTGACTTCTTCAACTTCTTCCGCTCGACGGTCACCGCCGTTCTCGACACCGATCCCGTGGATGTCCAGGTGAGCCATGTCCAGGTCTCGATCCTGCGCCATGCGATCCCGTTCAACGAGTCGCTCTTGCTGTTCTCGGATCAGACCCAGTTCATCCTTACCGCTCAGGATGTCCTAACCCCGGCGACCGCGTCGATCTCGCAAACCACGGAGTTTGAAACGAGCCTGGAAGCCAAGCCGGTCGGAGCGGGACGGTATGTCTACTTCGCCTTCAACCGTGGCAGTTTTGGTGGCATCCGCGAGTATTACATCGACGGCCAGTCCGATACGAAGGACGCCAACGACGTGACCTCGCATTGTCCCCGTTACATCCCCAAGGGCATCTTCCGCATGGCGGCATCCACTAACGAGGATGTGATGCTGGTCCTCTCCCGAGGACAGCGGAACAAGGTGTGGGTCTATAAGTGGTTCTTCTCAGGCGCGGAAAAGGTTCAGTCATCCTGGTCCGAATGGGAATTCGCCCCGACAGACCGGATACTGAACGTCGAGATGATCGAGAGCGAGGCCTGGTTCGTCATTCAGCGTCCTGACGGGGTTTATCTGGAACAGATGAGCCTTGAGGTAGGACGCCGCGAGGACCAAGCCGTTGACTTCGCCTACCTCCTGGATCGTCTGGTCCGTCAGGATCAGTGTCAAGCCGTCTACGACCCTCAGACCAAGAAGACGACGATCACACTGCCTTATGAGGAAACCGGCGCTCTGCGGATGGTTGCCGGGCAAGGCGGACCTCAGCCGGTCGGTTACGTGGTTCCGATTGAGCAACCTCATCCCAATGTCGTGGTGGCCTCCGGGGACTGGACCGGCGTGGCCCAATACCGCATTGGGCGTCTCTACAGGTTCTTCTACCGCTTCAGCCCCCTGCTGCTGCGTGAGGAGGCCCCCGGAGGCGGTCAGGTTGCGACGACCGAGGGGCGGCTTCAGATCACCTTCATGAACCTCAACTTTGCGGAAAGCGGTTTCTTCCGGGTGGAAGTAACCCCCCATCGGCGTCCGCCCCATGGACGTGCGATGACGGGCCGGGTTCTCGGTTCCGCAAACGGTATTCTGGGCGAACTCGGCCTGGAGACCGGGGCATTCCGTTTCCCGGTGATCGCCAACAATCTGGCGGTAACCATCGACATCATCAACGACACCCACCTCCCCTGCCGGTTCCTCAATGCGGAGTGGGAAGGCAAGTACACCGTCCGCTCCAAGCGCATGGACTAATCACCCAAGGAGGACTCATGCCAGAGATCGTCCCGGCCCGCCGGGAGGACTGCGACCGGCTATACCCCGAGTTGGTCGCCCACCACGCCTACGGCGTCCTGGTAGACAGCTTCGCCGAGTCCTCCTCCTGTTTCGTCATCCGTGATGGATCATTACCCCTAGCCCTCTATGGGGTGGTGCCTCACCCCCTGGACCCAACCCTCGGCGGGACCTGGATGGCGGTCGGGAGAGGGCTTCGCAACCACCGCGTCTGGTTTTACCGCCGAGCCGCCGAAATCGCAGGGCGGGTTGAGGGTGGCTTCGCCCAGCTTCTCTGCCGCGTCGAAACCGGCCCTGCCGACCTTTCCACTTGGGTAGAGCGGGCTGGCTACGTCCTTACCCACCAGACCGAGACGCAAAAGACCTACAGGAAGATCGTGAGGTAAATCGTGCTTTGGGCAATCCCCATGGCCCTACAAATAGTCGGCAGCGTTGCCGGTCATATGGGCCAGAAGCAGGCGGCGAAGGATTACAACCGGATCGCCGCCGCGAACTACCGTGACGAAGTCGCCTACCGCGAGGCCCTCAAGGCTTATAACCAGCGGGTCTTCGAGTCCAACCGCAGCCAGCTCCTGCTTCGGATGCAGGAGGAACAGGTCTCTGCCGCCTACCTGATCGAAGACGCTGCACGGCAAGCAGCCAAGGCCAAGGCCGCTCAAACCGTTCGTGCAGGGGAAAGTGGGCTATCCGGTCGCGCCGTGGATATGGTCCTGGGCGATATCATGCGTCAACGCGGCGAAGCTACGACGATGGCGCTGATGAACCTGGATGCTACGCAGCGCCAGATCACATCCCAGCTCCAAGGACTGGCTCCTGAACCTGTCGGACCTGCCGCACGGCCTGTTTATCAGCGAAGTCCCGGCGCTCTCTCCCTGATCGGCGATATTGGCTCCAGCCTGATCGGCGGGATGCACGCTTATCACCAGTGGACCGGCAAGAACCCCCTGGAGATTTTCAAACTCGGATCATAACCCATGAGAGACGTGATCGACCGAGGACGCTTTCAACCTCGCGCTGCTCCTATCGAGATGCTCCGGGGAAAGCCTGCCGAACCGATGCGCCGTCAGGCTCCGCCGCCCGAGAACTCACTGATCGAGCTGGGGCAGGCCCTCAAGAGCATCTCTCCCGGACTGGAGAAATTCCTCAATAGCTACTACGCCCAGAAGCAGGCGGAAGATGCCAAGGCTGGCGAGGCCGATGCGCTCAAGCATGGCTCCACCGACTATGCCCAGGCGGTCTCCAAAGGCCTGATCCCGGCAGACGCCTCCCCTTTCTACGTTAAGGCATACAAGGAACGGGTTGGCCGGACCTATGCCCGTGAGGCCTATCTCCAGGCATGGCAGGACTACGAAGCATCGCCCTTGCGCGGCTCCACCGACATGCTGGCAGTCCGCGACTTCCTCACCTCGAAGGTCGAGGAAACGCTGGGCAATCTGTCCGACAAGGACGTGATTGCCGGGGCTGTCCCGGAGATCGAACTGATGCTGAACAATATAACGCAGCATCACATCGGACGGGTCAGTTCCAACATTGTAGCGGACAACGAAGAACGCCTTGGTGTTGCCGTAGGCCAAGCCATCGACATCGAGATCATGGAGGCCCGGCGCGATGGACGCCCGTTGGACACTAATCGCATACTCACGGCTATCCATGGCGAAGAGGCTGCGGCCCGAGAAGTCGGTGTTGCCGGTACCGCACTGAACGAGATTGTTGCCCGCACCATTGCCGAGAAGGCCGAACAATACAACGACCTGGATCTCCTGGAGTTGGCAACGGCCAAACGTCCGGACGGAACGCCCGGCGCAGGCGCGACCACGAAGGGCATGGCGGTTCTCAACCAATCCGCCCGCTCCATCCTCTCCCTCCAGTTTCAACTTGAGGACCGCGCTTACCGCGATCTGGAGCGGCGTCAGAGACAGGCTCTGGACCATGGCATCCGGATGTTCATGCAGCTTGCGGAACAGAACGCCGAGCAGTACCGCAACGGCGGGCCGGAGATGCCATTCCCGCAGGAACTGGCGGACCAGCTCTCACGCTTAGACCCCGAGTTCCGGCTCAAGGCCCAGGCCATCTGGACGAAGGTCACCGAGTTTGAGACCCGCGAGGACCCGCGACTGCTGGCTGCGCTGGAGGCCGACATCCTGGAGATGGAAGACCCTGCGGCAGCGCGTCGGTACATCCTTAACCAAGTCGGTTCCACCGTGTTCAGCTACTCGACCATCCAGCGTCTCAACAACCTGACCGACCGCCGCGAGCGGGCGCAGGGTGCGCTCGATGACCCGCGTATCCGCGAGTACAAACAGAACATGGTGCAGTTCCTGTCGGGTATGACTGGCGTCTTTGAAGGCACCTCGCCCATGGCCCGAGATGCCGAGCTGCGCTTCATTGAGGGCATGACCGACTTGGTTGCGGACAACCCGAACATGCCCCTCAGTGAGCTGCGGCTTCGGGCACGCGACTTGGCGACCACTCTCCGTGACGAATACCGCGATTACATTAGCCGGGGAGTCGAGGCCAACGAGCTGCTCGACCGCCGCGAGCTGCGTCAGGAGATCGAGACACACATCCCCTACCAGAACCTCCTCCGTGAGATGATCGAGGTGGAGGAGGGCGTCACCGATAACGCCTTGGCCCGGCTCATGCGGGCGCGGGGTGTTGATCTGGACGACCCCTACGACGTGGGCGTCTTCCTGGATGACGTGAAGCGGGCCTACGGCGAGGACGTACCCTACCGGCGTCCGCCGGAGCCGGTGGAGTCCCCGGCTTGGTTCCGTCGTCTCTTCTAACAGGACAACTGAATGGACCAGAACACCCAAGAGGTGGCTCTGCGGAGCCGTCCTAATAGGAGCTTCAGCGCCGACCTTGAGGAGGCGCGTCGTCAGTACCGGGCCGAGCGCGGCATCGAGGAGCCGCAGGCCCGACCCAAGCAGGAAACCCAGGAGGAACCCGGCCTGGGGACGAGGGTCGTCAGGGACGTCACGAAGGGCGTGGCCGTGGAAGGCCTGCCCGCCGTGGCTCGTGGCTTCAACAAGGCGATCAACGCCACGCTGGACTCGGCCCATTGGGTCGGCGCTATCCCCCAGCGGGCCTTGATCCGCGCCGGTCTCCTCTCCCCCGACTGGGACCCCGGTGAGCAATCCCCGATCCGTCTCTCGGAGCGGTTTGTCCGAGGACAGGCCGACACCTTCACGGGGGGCATGATCGAGGGCATCTCGCAGTTCGCCGCAGGTTGGATCGGCTTTGGCCGCGTCATGCAGGCGGCGAAGGCCACGGGTGGCGGTATCACCCAGGCGATGGCGCGAGGTGCAGCCACCGACATGACGGTCTTCGACGCGAACGAAGCCCGCCTGTCCGACACCCTCCTGGAGCTGTCCGAGGAGCATCCTGCGCTTCGCAATGCGGTCACTGAATACCTCGCACACAGCGAGGACGAGACGGTGGCCGAGGGTAAGTTCAAGCTGGCCCTGGAAGGTCTGATGGCCGGTGCCGTGGTCGATACCGCCCTGGCGGGCGTCCGCGGACTTGCCCGGCTGCGGAAGGCCAAGACCCCCGAGGAGAAGGGGAAGATCGTCTCAGAGGTGACCGACGAGCTGGAGCAGCTTGAGTTGGGCCTGACCGGCGGAAGCGGCAAAGACCTGACCAAGGACGGTCCTGTGCTGACCGAAAAGGCCCAGAACTATCGGGTGGCCGACAACGGCGACGTGGTGATCGGGGAGCAGCTCGACCTTCCTCTGGAGGGTGGGGCCATGCGCCAGGCCTCCAGCGTCCCGCCCAAGGACGAGTACATCCGGGATGAGATGGACAAGCGTTGGGGGCCTGGCACCTACGACGCCTGGAAGGATGGGAAGGGTGAGTCCCGTCAGCAGGCCGCGTGGCAGAAGTACGCCGCCACGACCGGCGAGACCTGGGAGAAGCTGAACGCCAAGGATCAGGCCGGGGAGCTACGCCACCGCACCGGCACCGAAGCCGAGAAGGTCTTCCTGTCCGGCGAACAGGTCAACCAGATCAGGGCCTCCCTCCGGTCAATCCGCGAGGACGGCCTGGAGGGGGACATCGGCATGGCTCTGTCGAAGGTGGATTTCAACTTCGACTCCTGGAAGTCCGATGCCGACGTGAAGGCCTCGGTCAACGCCCTATCGTTCATCATCCGCGATGAGATGGACAAGCTGAAGGGCGGCATCCGCACCTGGGACGAGACCCGTAAGCTAGCTGACCTGATCGGCTCCAAGAATGACGCGGTGTTGGCTCACCGGCTATCCCGCATCTTCGACGCCACCAGCGACCTCGACGCCACCTTGGTCTCCACCAAGGTGCTGGTCCAAAGTTATGCCGAACGTGTCCAGATGATGGCCCGTCAGATCGACGCAGGGAACGCCACTGATCGCCAGATCGCCCAGTTCGTCGGAGAGGTTCACCAGCTTGCCAACTTCCAGGCCATGCTCAAGGGCGTCCAGACGAACACCGCCCGCGCCTTGAACGCCATGAAGATCAAGACCGACGTGGACGTTTCAAAGATCCACCCCAAGGACTTGGCCTCCATGATGACCGAGGCTGGTGGCTATGCTCGGGCGCGGAAGCTCGCTCACAAGCTGGCGATGGCGGACAATCCGAAAGCTGCGCTGAAGATGACCCGCCCCGGCTTCTGGGAGAGGATCATGGACGGGTACAACGAGACCTTCATCAACGCCATCCTCTCGGGTCCTGACACCCATATCGTCAACAGCCTGTCCAACGCCCTGCGCGTCTTCTCCCTTCCTACCCATCGCTTCGTCGGTGGTCTCCTGACCGGCGACCGGGTAGCCATGCGGGAGGCCACCCAGATGTATATGGAGCTGCGCCGGGGTTATTTGGAAGCGGCGCAAATGGCCGTGAAGGCTTGGAAGGCCGAGGAGAACATCCTCGACCCCGGCAACATGAAGACCGACTACAACCACAAGGCCATCAGCGCCCAGGCGTGGGGCCTTGAGCAGGGTCCGATGGCGAGCTTTGTCAATGGCCTGGGCCAAGCCCTCCGCGTCCCCAGCCGTCTAATGATCGCGGAGGATGAGTTCTTCAAGAACATCGCCTTCCGTTCCCGCATCGGGGGGTTGGCCTACCGTGAGGGGGTGCGTCGGGGGTTGAACGGGCAGCAGCTTGCCAAGTTCATCAATGACGCCGTGGAGATGCCTCCGGACCAGATCAAGGCGCTGAACCCAGAGATGTTCGACGCCGCAGTCCGATATGCCCAGGAACTGACCTTCAGCAATCCCCTGGAGTATGGGGTGGGCAAGTGGGTTCAGGACGGCGTCAGTAATCACACCTGGCTGCGTCCCTTCTTCCCCTTCGTCCGCACCCCGACCCAGATTTACCGCGCTGCCTTCCAAGGCTTTCCCGGCCTTGGCCTCCTTCAGCGCCGCCACCGCGAGGCCATCGCTCAGTGGCGGGAAGCAGCGAAGGCCGGACGACCAATCCCGGAGGAGGTCCAGTTGATGTTGGGGCGTCAGGCCACCGGCCTGGGCATGTATACCTTGGCCTACATGGCGGTCCAGGAAGGCTGGATCACCGGCAGCGGCCACACTGACAAACAGCAGCGGAAGAACATGCGGGACCTGGGCTGGCAACCGGATAGCATCGTCATCCGGGACCCGGAGACCGGCGACACGCAGTACATCCGCATGAACCGTCTCGACCCGTACTTCATGCCCTTCCGTATCGCCGCCCGCGTGGGCGAGATGATCGGGGACTTGGATGATGAACAGGCCGACGCGGTCATCTTCGCAGCCGTCGCGGCGCTGGGCGATCTACCCAACGAGACGCCCTACCTCCAGGGCTTCGTTGACCTGACCCAGCGCATCTTCTCGGGCGATCCGGAGAAGGTGCAGGAATGGCTCACCAAGCAGGCCGTGTCTTCTGTGCCCTACTCCAGCTTCATGAACCGCGTCACCAACCGCGACTCCTATCAGCGGGAGGCTGAGACGTTCCTGGAGGAGATGCACAAGCGTTTCGGCTTTGGGTATTCCCAGGAACTGCCGCCCTACCGCGACCTCCTGGGCCGTCCGGTGATCAAGCCGATGGGCGTAGGGCTTCACGGCGTGGTCCCCTTCAGTGGGACGGACATGGAAGGGAGCGTGGTCAATAAGGAGTTGATGCGCCTGATGCGAGATCAGGACGTGTTCTTCCGCAAGCCCCCGCCGACGATGGGCCACAACATGGAGCTGAACGCCAGGGACTACGACGCCTTCATGGAGATTTACAACACCATTCAGATCGGCGGTCGGACCCTTGAGGAGGCTTTGGACCGTGTCATTCGTTCCCCGGCCTACCAAAAGGCTCCGGACGGAGACCCGGATTACCCGGAGAGCAAGGCCGAGCGGCTCCAGCGCGTGATGAACGCCTATCGGCAAGCGGCGCAGAGGGAGTTTCTGAAGCAAAACCCCGAGGCCCTGGAAGCCTGGAAAATCGACAGATACAACGTCTTCCTCAACAAGACACGGGGAGCGGACGCGGTCGTCCCGCTGCCTGAGAGGTTCCAGCGTAAATAACCGTCCAAAGGGGGTCCCAGCGAGGACCCCCTTCTTCTTTCTGAGGAACAGGAATGTCCCTTTCCTTTGTCCAGTACGTGGGAGATGGCAGAAACCGGAACTTTGCCGTCCCCTTCCCTTACATCGACCAAAGCCACATCGTCATCCGGGTGAACGGTGAAACGGTCCCGTACATCTGGCTCGATCCTAATACCGTTCAGACCGCAACCACCCCGCCGGAAGGTGCCATCGTGGATGTCCGCCGCGAGACGCCGCGAGACAACCGTTTCGTGACCTTCAACGATGGTTCGGTGCTGACTGGCAGCGACATCAACTTGGCGGTCCTTCAGACCTTTTACATCGTCCAAGAGGCCATCGACATCGCGGGGGGGACGCTAGGTATCCAGACGGACGGCTCCTACACGGCCAACTTCCGCCGCATCGCAGAGCTGGGCGACCCGGTAAATCCCTACGATGCGGTCAACCGCCGCTTCTTCGAGCAAACCTTCCTGCCCCAGCAGCAGGCCCTCCTGGCGCAGACCGCTGCGGAAAAAGATGCCGCTGTCGTCGCCCGTCAGGCCTCTGAGAGTGCTCGAAATACGGCGCAGCAGCATAGGGAGAATGCGGCAGCCTCCGCCACTGCCGCCGCCAATTCCGCGAACGCTTCGGCTGGCTCGGCCACCAATGCGGCGAACAGCGCCACAGCAGCGGCCAGTTCGGCCACCAACGCCGCGAACAGCGCGTCAATGGCGACGACCCAGGCGGGTAATGCGTCTAGTTCCGCGAGTGCCGCTGCGGCCAGCGCCACGGCTGCTAATGAACGGCGGAATGAGGCGCAGACCTTCCGTAATGATGCCCTGGCTTATCGTAACGAGGCCCGTCAGTTCCGAGACGAAGCGTCAGCGTCGGCTGACCGGGCGGCGCTCTTTGACCCGACCAGCTACGTTCCGAAGACGGGAGGCACGTTCACGGGGAATGTCTTCATCAATGGCGGCGCTATCCGGCCCGAGTTCAACTTCGGCACAGGTGGGGACCCCAAACCTGCTGACTACCCAATCGGCATCTCCACGGAGGCGATTACCGCCGCGGCGGCTGGACCTTCTTCAGCCTTCCCCGGCGTATTGCACAGCGTCACCACCAACAAGACGCAGTACACGAACCGGACCTACCAGATCGCCTACCGACCGAATAGCGATGAACTCCGCGTCAGGTCTCGGGCCGGGGATGACAATACTTGGACCCCGTGGAAGACCTTAGTTCACTCTGGGAACATTACTGAGTTCCTCCCGGAAACGGCACATACCGGCGAAATCCGTATGTTCGCCGGGTCCAGCGCCCCCTCCGGTTGGTTGCTCTGTCAAGGGCAGGCAGTCAGCCGGACGACCTATTCCGCGCTATTCGCGGTGATCGGAACAACCTATGGCGCGGGGAACGGGTCAAGCACCTTCAACCTTCCTGACTTTCGTGGTCGTGCCCCCATTGGTGTCGGACAAGGAAGCGGACTGACGAACCGTGCTTTGGGTGCCAGGGTCGGTGCTGAGACCCACACCCTGAGTATTAACGAAATACCCAGCCACAGTCACAGTATAGCGACATCCTCTGGAGATGGACCGCACCGGGCCGTACAACAAACTTGGGGCTACACGACTAATATGGCTACAACCAGCACAGGATCGGGACAAGCCCACAACAACATGCAGCCTTCGCTTACCATCAATTTCATAATTAAGACTTGATCCATAACCATGACCAAACTTCGGACGATTGTGGATCACCTCCTGGAATTCCATGGAACAGTTGAGCAATCCCCCGCCCGATCTCTTGATCCTACTGGGACGCATCGACGGTAAGCTCGATGCCGCCCTCCAGCGGCAGGAGGTCCACGAGCAGAACCTTAAAGAAGTGGAGGCCCGCGTCTCCCGCCTGGAGCGAAACAAGGCGTACCTGATGGGAGCCGCCGCTGCGGTGGGCGCTGGGGCCTCCTGGATCAAGTCTTTCATCTTCGGAACCTGACGATGACCAAGAAGGCTGATGAAGCCCTTATGGAGGAACTGCACGGGGCCGTCGCTCGGGAGTTGCTGCGCCGGATCAAAGAGGGCACGGCGACCGCAGCCGACATCAACGTCGCCCGCCAGTTCCTCAAGGACAACAACGTGAACGCGGACGATCCCCAGGACAGCCCGCTGGGTGCCTTGGTCAGTAACCTCCCGTTCCTTGACGACACTTACCCAAACTAAGCCCGTAGGAAGGCCGTAGAGAGGCCTCTGAGGGTCTCGCTAGTGTCATAGCCGGGACCCTCATGGAAGCCACTCACAGGCCATCAGACGCACCTATGGGACCATCCCATGAGTGGAACTAACCCTCTTTCCGATTTCCGCAACTTCCTCTTCCTGGTCTGGAAACATCTGAACCTTCCAGACCCCACCCCCCTCCAGTACGACGTTGGGAGCTACCTCCAGCACGGCCCCAAGCGCTGCATCATCGAGGCCTTCCGAGGCGTGGGCAAATCCTGGGTTACCTCGGCCTTTGTCTGCTGGCTGCTTCTCCAGGACCCCGACCATAAAATCCTGGTCGTTTCAGCGTCGAAAAACCGGGCGGACGACTTCACCACCTTCACGCTGCGTCTGATCAACGAGATGCCTGTGCTTCTGCATCTGCGTCCCAGGCCCGATCAGCGTTGCTCCAAGATCAGCTTCGACGTTGGACCGGCCAGGGCCAGCCACTCGCCGTCCGTCAAATCGGTCGGCATCACCGGCCAGCTCGCTGGTTCCCGCGCGGACACGATCATCGCGGACGACATCGAAATCCCCAACAACTCCGCGACCCAGGCCATGCGTGACAAGCTGTCCGAGTTGGTCAAAGAGTTCGACGCCATCCTCAAGCCCAACGGTCGGATCATCTACCTGGGCACCCCGCAGACCGAGCAAAGCCTATACAACACCCTGCCCGAGCGTGGGTACGAGGTCCGCGTCTGGCCCGCTAGGTTCCCAACCGAGGAGCAGCTCGCCATCTACGGTGATCGCCTAGCTCCGTTCATCCTTGAGCAGATGGAAAAGGGAGCCAAGCCCGGCGACACCACCGAGCCTCGGCGCTTCTCCAACGATGATCTGAAGGAACGCGAGGCGTCCTACGGCAGGGCTGGCTTCGCCCTCCAGTTCATGCTCGACACCCGGCTGTCCGACGCCGACCGCTACCCCCTCAAGGTCACCGACCTGATCGTGATGAACCTCAACCCCGAGATGGCCCCTGTGAAGGTCGTCTGGGCGGCAAGCCCCGAGTTGATCATCAACGATCTGCCCAACGTGGGCTTCACCGGGGACAAGTTCTACCGGCCCATGTTCATCGAGAAGGAATGGGCACCCTACACCGGCTCGGTCATGGCTATTGACCCCTCTGGCCGAGGCAGGGACGAGACCGGCTACGCTGTGGTCAAAATCCTTCACAGCTTCCTTTTCGTGACGGAGGCTGGCGGACTCCAGGGCGGCTACTCCGAGCAGACCCTCCAGACCCTCGCCAGGATCGCCCAACGCAACAAGGTCAACGAGGTGATCGTGGAGGCCAACTTCGGCGATGGCATGTTCACCCAACTCCTGAAGCCGGTCCTGGGCCGTGTCCACCCCTGCGTGGTCACCGAGGTCAAGCATACCCAGCAGAAGGAACGCCGGATCATCGACACCCTGGAGCCGGTCCTGATGAGCCACAAGCTCGTCTTCGATAAGAAGGTCATTGAGCAGGACTACAACTCGGTCCAAGGCTACCCGGCTGAGACCGCCAGGCATTACATGCTCATGCACCAACTCACCCGCATCACCAGGGACCGTGGGTCTTTGGTACAGGACGACCGCCTGGACGCCCTTGCCATTGCGGTGAACTATTGGGTCGAGCAGATGGCTCGGGATAGCGAGAAGGCCCGCCAACAGCACTTCGACCGGAAGCTGGACGAGGAGTTGAAGAAGTTCATCAAGGCGGCGACCGGAGGCCCAGGCCAGCCCGGAAATCTCTGGGTCCGGATATAATCAAAGACCACTTGCGGCCTCGCCCTGAACCTCGTAACCGATAACGATACCCAAAGGGAAGGGACCCCCTTCCCTTTGGGATCAGTGGTTGGAAGTTCTTAGGGAGACCACCTGTGTTTGACACTGGCGACCTTAATTACGGCAACGCTGGGCTGATCTTGGCGGTAAGTATGTACGGCGCAGGCCTCTTGGCCCTGCTCGTCTTCAAGCTAACTGGACGCTCGGGAAGGATGAAGCTGATCGGGGATCGAATAGGAACAACCCTGACAGTCATTGCGATTGGCGTTCCGACCTTGGCCGGTCTCCTCGGCCTGCTCAGTATCATCCTGACGCTCTTCGGCATCCGCCTGTAAGCCGCAGAATTCCTGGCCTTTTAATTAGGTTGCACCTACAGGGGGAAGGGGAAGCCCTCCCCCTGGTTGGTTGGTATAGGTAGATAAATTTTAGCCCTCAAACAGCTCGTTAGAGAAGCGAGGGGTTTGTTAACTGAGGAGAGGCTTTAGGGGTCCTCTAGCGCTATCCCACCTTGGCACGATGATAGGACATCATACGCCATACTCTTTGTAAGTCGGTACCAACAGGGTATATTAGCCCTCAAATAATCCTCCTCTTGAAGAGGAAGACAGTGGGCACCAGGGAAGCACCTCGTATGCGTCAAGATACTGTTGGTATAAAACGATGCGAACATCAGCTTGCTAAAGCAAGGCGTGAGTGGACACGCATGGTATACGCGACCAAGAGAGTTGATGTCTGCGACCACGCTATCAACTTTGCAACCACAGCCTGGCACCTGACTGATTGGCTCTGGCACTATCACGGATCGCATCTCAAGAAACTTCTTGGCCTCAAGGATATTAAAGAGTTTTATATTCTTCTTTTTGACGCCTGCCCTTATCTGAAGACATGTGATGTCATTGCCAACGCATGGAAGCATGGCGACCTAAGAGTCAAAGAATACCGACCAAGCGTCAAAACTATCATGTCATTCGATCCGGAGATTACGGAGGACGAAGACATTATTTCCATACTTGACCGCCTAGATAGCGCGAAATGGAAGGTCATTATAGAGATCGATGGGGAATCCATACCCGCATCAACCCACTTTGCCGATGTTCTAAACTTTTGGCATGGGTTCTTTCACGCCAATGACATATACAAACGAGAGGGCATAATATTCCGATGAATTAACCTTCATTGGAATTGACCCTTATGAAAAGGGACCATTGACTACTCTCAAGAATTGCATTGGTGACGATCTGACCGATCAGGCGTCTTTCTGTGCCTCTACCTCCGACGCTCATCCTCACCCAGGCTGAGGAAAACAGGGTCCCGAAGTTTTGGTGCAAAAATCTGAGAGCCTACCCCGCGAGACGGGGCCGCAGGTTCCCCCCGGAGGGGGTGGCCCTGCCCGGCTGCTGTCATGGACAGCCCCACCACCAGCCGAGCCGCCCCAAGAGGACATAAAGTCGGGGCCTTCGGCCCCTCCTTATGTTCCTCTCCAGGATCGCCGGTCACTTCCTGCGTCACAAGGACGCCCAAACGCTTGGCGTTTCAACGGGTTACAGGAGATCATGGGTCTTATTGACCCTGCTGCTGGACCATGCGCCCCTCCCTAAGACGGGCTTGGCGGCCCCTCCTGCCGCTCTTGTAGAACGTGCTGGGCCGTCTTGGGCCTTAGCAGATGTTCAACCCTTCTGCCTCTCATTCATTGTTTCGGCCCTGCCTCACCCCCTCCCGAGAAATGTCTCGTAGACGCTACATTTCACCCACACTCGGGACAGACTAAGCCGACAAACAAGCTGTGACACACGCTAACCGATTGATAAACATAGAATAATTTTTTGTGAAAAAACGCTTGATCCGTCCCACAAATGGGATTAATTGTTTTCTCGCCAACGGGACGAACCCCGAAAGGCCCGGTAGAGAGGCCGGAACAAGAAACACCTCTCAGAAGGCCCGGCGGTGGTGAAAGGCCCACGCCCACGTGCCCCGGCGATGACGTCAAGGGGCCGAGACTGGACCCCTCCCGGCGGTTACGCGATCACATGGTCCCAGTATTGGGACCATCCCAAAGGCGAAACCTATGCGGAGAGTCCGCATATGGTCGGTCAGGGTGGTTCCCTGGCCCTGACGATGCCAGCCATCGCAGTTAACCCTGTCAGGAAAGGAAAAAGGCCCATGCGCGGCAACGCACGGACCCTTCTATTCCTGGCGGTTTTGCTGGTCCTACTCCTCTGGAGTAGCCCGGCAAACTGACCGGGGCCGCTCCCTCTACCCTCAAAAAGTGGGGGAGCGGTTCCCGGTCAATTTATCCCTCACCTGACCGGAGTTCAAGACCATGGCGAAGGACTTGGAAAGCGCAGCGGCGGACGCTGTGTATGAGGCTGCTTACGGGATGACCGAACTGGACCTCGACAAGCTGGGCGAGGAAGCCCGAGAGCGGGTTCATATCGAGGCGGACAACGCTGTGATCTACAACAGCGACGCCCTAGCGATCATCAACGAGTATGAAGGCCATCCGGCTGCCCGCGTTGCGGAAGAGGAGGCGGACGACTTTGGCGAGGTGTTCAAGGCTTCCGACTGGCAGAAGGCCCAAACCACTTACGCCTATCTTATCGCCCGTGCGGTCATTGGTGCGTGTGTCGAGGAGCAGCTCATGGACATTACAGCCAAGGCCGAACACCTCCTCGACGTGTTGGGGAGCCTCCAGCGCTACTCCAGAGCTGTCCTCCCGTCCGATGAGAGAGAACTTACCGTCTCCCGCGATTGTCCGCACGGCTGGGCCGCACATGACCGCGAGGACGACGAAGGGACGTATTTCTGGACGTCCGAGCAGGTGGATGGATGTAATGCCGTCGCCATTCAAACCGAATCGGGGTTGTGGCTCTCCTACACTTGGCAGGCTTCGGATAAAGCAACCCGCGCCGCCTGAATTGCGCCCATACCGACCCACGTCTGCAACGGTCCCGGTTATGCGCCGGGACCTTCCTCCAGGGTCCCTGCGGGGGCCTTGCAGGAAGCTCTAAACATGACGGAGGGGAAAATGCCCTACGACCACGGGAATAATTACCTTGCCGCTCTGGCTGCCGACATCCACGACCTCTTCAGCCGAGCCAAGGGGGGCCAGCCGAGAGAGTCTCCAGGCCTTCCGAGAGATCGGCCAAAAGCTCATCGAGGCCAAAGAAGCCTTGAGGGACAAGGGTAAAGGAGCCTTCGGAGATTGGTGCGAGGTCAACGGCTTCGGCTTCCACCGTTCCTGGCGGGCAAAGATTATGAAGCTGGCCGAGAGCTGGGACGAGATCGCCCGCGCCGTGGAGGAGACTGAAGAGGCCGACAGCAAGGTCTTTTCGGTCGATGCCGCCTTGGCCTGCTGGGCGAAGTGGAAGAAAGCGAACGATCCCGAAGCGAAAGCTAAGGCCGAGGAGGCCAAGGCCAAAAGAGAGGCCAAGAAGCGGAGCAGCACCGAGGAGGGCAGGAACGAGGACGAGGTGTCCGAGACCGAGGCCCTGAGACAGGCGCTCAAGGAAGCCCTTCGCCGTATCCAAGACCTGGAGGCTGAGGTCTCCCGCCTGCGGCAGGGTGGGAAGGAACAGCCGCGCTCGGAGACTCCGAGGCAAGAAACTCCGCGCCCAGTAGATGCCGCCACCAAGACCCGCGCTCGGAAGGTCTACGCCCTTTACACCAAGGGGGCCACCGAGGGTGAACGCAACGCCGCAAAGACCCGCCTTGAGGATATGGCCCGAAAGCACGGGATGGACCTCTCCACCTTCCTCAAGTCCTGCGGTCTGTAACCAACCATGGGAGGCTTAATTCGACCCATCCCTGCAACCGTCCCAAATGTAGCGTAGACGAGACATATCTGAGGGGATCATGGATATCCTTCCGCTCATTCTGACCGCTGCCGTCTTCGGCGGACTCTTCGGCTGTTTGTGGCTGATCGTTCGGGTTTGCACGGGGAGGATGCGTCTATGATCCGGCGCATCCTGACGATCACGCTGGGAAGTCTAGCGCCTCCGCTCTTTCTCGGGATGATTATGGCTGTTTTGGCTGTAGTGGAGGCCATTCTCCACGGGTGATCGCCCGCCACTTTGTCTAAATCCCACACCATACGGGCTACCTATTTTTGGTTGCTCATCTGGGACGATGTGGTACAGAAGGAGAACAAAAAACAGTCCTATAAGAAGGTTCCCGTCTGGGACCATGGGGTACAGATGGGAAGCAGATGCCGTCTAGTAAGAGGTGTCGCATGGCTTTTTGGTATTGCAGAGTACGAAAGGTGGAACTGTATACTGAGTGGGACGGTGACAAGAGTGGGACGATGTGGTACGTAAGTTTTGAGGATGGGTGTCTGGAGGTATGGGCAGGCTACCTGTACCTCTCGATCAATATGGTGAAAACAGGGGTAATCAACGATGGACCGCAAACTTCGTCAGGCGATCCTGGTTCTGGAGGAATTCCGTAAGCTCGATCCCGAGCTTCCCATCCAGATCGCTTTGATCCTTCTCCTTATTGCGGAGAAGCCGGGCATTAGCAACAGAGAGCTAGTGCAGCTCACCGGCTTAGGGAAATCCTCGGTCGCCAGAAACGTCGCCATTCTCTCCAAGGAACATGGCAAGTTTGGCTTAGTGACCTACTACGAGGACCCGGAAGACCGGCGGAATAAAGTCGCCAAGCTGACGCCCGAAGGACAGCGTTTCATCAACTCGATAAAGCATTATTTCGAGGCAGCCTGAAGGGGGAGGCTGCCTCTCTTTTTTAGGCCCTTTTCATCGGCCACTGATTGAGGAGAAAAGTATAGGAGGGTTATATGGCAGTTCGCCAGAGAGGTAAGTCTTGGCAGGTTGACATCACCTTAAAGGGTGAACGTTACCGGCTCACTTTCCCGAGTGAGAAAGAGGCCAGGGCCTGGGAAATGAAGGCTAGTGCCGCGAGCCTCGCCGGAGAGCCCATCCCGCCCGCGAATGGGACGACCGGCACCGCCACCTCATCCAGACCGACGAGTTGGTCATTGGGTGCCGCCTGCGACCGCGCCTTCCATGAGTTCTGGAGGGGGTCAGAGCACGGTAAGAAGGTCCGCTGGAGCCTCAACGAAATCCGGCAGTATTTCGGGGATGACACTCCACTGGAGCGCATCGGCACCGAAGAGATCAGCGCCTTTACGAGCTACTGCGAGGCGCAAGGCAACAGCAACGGTACGATCAACAGGAAGCTCGCCGCCTTGTCCAAGGTGTTGAGACACGCCTACGACTGCCGGGCACTGAGCCACCTCCCCAAGATGAACCGCCGAAAGGAAGCCAAAGGCCGCTTCCGTTGGCTGACCGAGAAGGAGGAACAAGCCATCCTCGCAACCCTGCGCCAGTGGGAGAAGCACGATCACGCCGAGGTCATCACGGTGCTGATCGACACTGGGATGCGGAATAGCGAGTTGTGGCGACTTGAGGGCCGCGACATCAACCTCAAGGAGGGAGCCATCCACATCTGGCAGACCAAGACGGATAAACCGCGCACGGTCTATATGACCAGAAGGGTTCGGAAGATCATTGAACGGCGGATGACTGAGGCCGCGTCTCCGACTGTTCGGCTGTTTCCCTATGACAACCCCTGGCTCCGGTATACCTGGGACCGGGTGCGAGGCCATCTGGGGCTGATGCACGACCCAAACTTCGTCCCCTACATCTGCCGCCATACCTGTGCCTCCAGGATGGTGCAGCGGGGCGTGTCCCTTCAAGTCGTCAAGGAGTGGCTTGGTCATGCAACAATCGAGATGACCATGCGATATGCCTTCCTCGCTCCAACCCAGCTAAAGGGTGCCCTTAATGCGCTCGACAGAACGCAAGAGGAGGCGGATACGCAAGAACTAGACACCGCGCACGAGATAGACTAATAATGCGCGTCTTCCCCGTTTGAACTGTGACGGGGTTGGTGCCTGGGTTGTGACTTGGGTGACGCGGGTGTGGTGGAATTGGTAGACACGAAGGTCTCAAACACCTTTGCCTTCAATGGCTTGTCGGTTCGAGTCCGACCACCCGCACCAAGTCCAAGAGACTCAAAATCGCGCACCGCAAGGTATCCCGGTTCGAGTCCGGGAGGGGCCACCACTCATCCTTATGCGGCGGCTTCCTGTCCCTGTTGCTAATTGCCTCGGGGGGGAGAGAACTGCTAAATAGCAAGCGCCCGCAACCCGGAACCGGGACACCTATGCTTCAAAGCCTGTATCACTGGACGATGGGCCTCGCCGCCCACCGTCATGCCGTCTGGTGGCTTGCCGCCATCGCCTTCATCGAAAGCTCCGTCTTCCCCGTTCCCCCCGATGTGCTGCTGATCGCCATGGTCCTGGCTGCGCGCCATCGCGCCTGGGAATATGCCGCCATCTGCACCATCGCCTCGGTGCTGGGCGGGCTGCTGGGCTATGCCATCGGCTACGGCCTGTTCGAGACGGTGGGGATGTGGGTCCTCAACCTCTACAATCTCGGCACCAAGTTCGCGGCCTTCCAGCATCAGTTCAACGAGCACGGCATCGCCATCGTCGCCATCAGCGGCCTGACGCCCTTCCCCTACAAGGTGGTGACCATCGCCTCGGGTGTGACGCAGTTGGACCTGCTGACCTTCACCGCCACCTCGGTGGTGGCGCGCGGCCTGCGTTTCTTCCTGGTCTGCGCCCTGCTGTGGCAGTTCGGCCCGCCGATCCGCGCCTTCATCGAGCAGCGCCTGGGCCTGATGTTGACCTTGTTCGTGGTTTTGCTTGTCGGCGGCTTCGCAGCGCTTAAACTGCTGTAGCATCATGACAGCCGATCGCTTGATTCCCTCGGCCGTGCTGGCGTCCAGCCTGGGCGCCCTGGCCGCCGCCTTGACCGGACAATATGTTTACGGCTTGCTGCCCTGTATCCTGTGCCTCTGGCAGCGCGTGCCCTATGGGCTGGCCGCCCTGATCGCCGGACTGGCGCTGCTGCCGGCCTTCGGGCCGCGCGGCCGTGCCTGGCTGGTCGCCGTCTGCGGCCTAGCCTTCCTGGCCAATGCCGGCATCGCCGGCTATCACGTGGGCGTCGAACAGGGCTGGTGGGCGGGCACCGCCGGCTGCACCGGCGGCGGCGTCACCGCCGCCACGGTCGACGACCTGCAACGGCTGCTCGCCCAGCCGCCGGCGGCACGCTGCGACGACGTTCCCTGGACCTTGTTCGGCATTTCCATGGCGGGGTACAATATCCTGGCGTCGCTGGCCCTGTCGGCTTTCGCCTTCTGGGGCGCAACGCATATCAGCCTGCGGAGGACGCAATGACCATCGACGCCCCTATCGCCAAGCCCAAGATGACCGGCGACGACCGCATGCCGGGCGACCCGTCGCGGCAGAAAATGCTCGAGCGCATGATCCGCGTCAACCAGGCTGGCGAATACGGTGCGGTGCGCATCTACACGGGCCAGATGGCAGTGCTGGGCAAGCGTGCCTGCGCCCCCACGCTCAAGCACATGACCGAGCAGGAAGTCGAGCATCTGAATACCTTCAATAGGCTGGCCGCCGAACGCCGGGTCCGCCCGACCGTCCTCCAGCCCCTGTGGCATGTGGCCGGCTTCATGCTGGGCGCCGGCACGGCCCTGCTGGGCGAGAAGGCCGCCATGGCCTGCACCGTGGCGGTGGAAGAGGTCATCGACGAGCATTACGCCGAACAGCGCGAAAAGCTGGGCGAGGACGAGAAGGAACTGCGCGATACCGTCGAGAAGTTCCGCCTGGAAGAAATCGAACACCGCGACATCGGCCTAGCCAGCGGCGCCGAACAGGCCCCCGGCTATGCCTTGCTCAGCGGCGCCATCAAGACCGGATCACGTCTGGCCATCTGGCTGAGCTCGCGCTTCTGATTGCTAGGTCGTGATGCCCTTAATGGGGGGATCACAGCCCGAGAAGCGGCCATGCTTCGAGACGGCCCTGCGGGCCTCCTCAGCATGAGGTTCGGTTGAGAAATAGCCTCACCCTGGAGACCTTTGCGCGGGGGAGGATCGGCCTTTTAGGTGGCAAATCGAGGCTGCTTTGCCCTTAACAAAACCGCCGCCAGAGCTTGATCTCTGGCGGCGGTCTACGTT